AGAAAATGTTACATGTAACAAAATTTTTGAAAAAGCAGGCTTTTGTTACATTGTTACATCGAGTGTTACAACCGAAACCGTTGAAAATTAAAGATTCTTAGATAATTGTAACATTGTAACATTTATTACTAAAGATTAGTAAATTAGAGGGTTAGAGAGTAAAAAAACTCTCTAATCCGCCTGATGTGTACATGTTACGTGTACATGTACACGCGACGCGCGAAAGGAGCTTAAAAATGACTTGTTCTGAATGGTTGAAAAATGAGCTTGACTCGAGTTCAGATCCGGTGCTTTGCGACACGATACGCGCAAAAGCAAAGGAGCTCGGGTACAGTAAGCGCGAGCTCAAAGAAGCTCGAGTTAAATTAGGTGTGAAAACCTTCCATCTCATAAATGAGGATAGTGAGACAAATTGGTTTTGGTATCTGCCGGAGGAGGAAAACAATGCTTGAGAAAGAAATAGAACAGTACTTCTGCAAGGCAGTAAAAACGCGGTTGAGCGGTTGGCCGCTGAAGTTCACAAGCCCCGGCCAAAATGGTATGCCGGATAGGATTGTGCTTCTCCCGGGCGGAAAGCTTTATTTTGTGGAGCTTAAAGCCCCCGGCAAAAAGGCACGAAAGCTGCAGAAGCATGTGCATCAGGAGCTGAGCACTCTCGGCTTTCCGGTACGGCTGATTGACACGAGGGAGGCAGCCGACGATTTCGTAAGAGAGGTGCAGGCAGGTGGAATATAAGCCGCATAACTACCAGGCATACTGCATCGAGCGCATAGTGAATGATGAGGCTGTCGGTTTATTCCTGCGCCCCGGACTCGGCAAAACTTCCATAACACTGTCTGCAATCAACATCCTGAAGTACTATCGTTGGAGCATTTGCAAGGCGCTTGTAATCGCACCGAAAAAGGTTGCGGAGGGCACGTGGAGCAAGGAAGCGGCGAAGTGGGATCACCTGCAGCATCTGCGCGTGGTTCCTGTTCTTGGATCCAGCGCGAAGCGCATCCGCGCGCTGAATACACCTGCCGACGTGTATGTTATCAACAGGGAGAACACAGCCTGGCTGGTTGATTATTACAAGCAGGATTGGCCGTTTGACATGGTGGTGCTTGATGAAAGCACAAGCTTCAAAAACGGCAGTAGCAAAAGATTCAAGGCTTTAAAGCTTGTGCGCAGATTTTTCAAAAAGACGGTACTCCTTACCGGCACGCCGTCATCACGCAGCCTAATGGATCTGTGGGCGCAGGTCTGGTTACTTGACCAGGGCGCGCGGCTGGGTAAAAACATCACGCAATTCAGGACACGATACTTCGATGCCAACACGCACGGCGGGCACTTTACGGACTATAAGCCTAAAAGTGATGCGGAAACAGCAGTTTTGTCCGCTATAAGCGATATTTGCGTCAGCATGAAGGCGGAAGACTATCTCGAATTGCCGGAGTGCATAAGCCACGAGATTCCGGTGGTGCTTGATGCAAAAGCTCAAAAGGCGTACCGCGATTTTGAGAAGAACCTGCTGCTGGAAATCAACGAGGATGTTATAACAGCGAACACGGCAGCTGTGCTGACAGGAAAGCTGCAGCAGTTCTGTGCCGGTGCGATGTATGACGATGACCGCCGGGTGGTACATATTCACGACGCGAAGTTGGAGGCGTATCTCGAATTGATTGAGAGTCTGAGCGGCGAACCGTGCATCACGTTCTACGGCTACCAGCACGACCGCGACCGCATACTCGCCGCACTTGAGAAGACCAAACTGCGGGTGAGGGTATACCGCGGGACAGAAGATGAAGACGCGTGGAATGCCGGCAAAATTGATGTGCTTCTTGTACATCCGAGCAGCTGCGCATACGGGCTTAATCTTCAGGCGGGCGGCAGGCATATCGTGTGGTTTACGCCGAATTGGAGCTTCGAACTGAACGATCAGGGTAAATGCCGCCTGTGGCGTCAGGGTTCACCGTATGACAAGGTGTATGTCCATTATCTCGTCGTGCAGGGCGGAGTCGATGAGGATGTTATGGCAGCCATCAGAGACCGGGCAGCCACACACGATACAGTCATGCGCGTACTTAAGGCGCGAATACAGAAAGTAAAGGCTGGTGATATCAGTGCCTGAGATGTGTCCGGATGAGCATTGTGTGTTTCTCGTCCAGACCGGCGGAGAAAAGCCGCTGTGCCCGTTTTGGCATTGTCTGAAGCCGGAGATTGAAAAGCACGACAAAACCCGAGAGGAGGCTGTTAAATGACGCTTAAAGAGTTGTCGCAGCTGTACTACCTTGACAAGGAGATAGAGCTTGACCGTGAGAGACTTGCGGAGCTGCGGGCAAAATTACTCTGTCCGAGGTCGCCGAACTACGACGGCATGCCGCACAATCCGAACCCTGAGCCCGCGCTTGAACGCTGCATAGCGGAGATAACGGATCTCGAAGCTATAATCCAGGCTAAAATCGAGCAGCGCATATATGAGCGCAGCCGACTTGAGCGCTACATATCGGATATTCCCGACAGCCTGACCCGGCAGATATTCACGCTGCGCTTTATCGATGGACTGACATGGGAAGATGTGGCGGCAAAGACTGGCGGTAATAACACCGCTAAGAATTGTAGCAATATTTGCTATCGCTATATTCGGCAAAGTTGAGGACAATGAGGAATTCATTTCTGTTAGCATTAGGATGAAGAATGTTACCGATATTCTATTCTTCATTTTTATGTCCCCCTTTCACACACGCCTGCCCCGCGGCGTCATAAATAGCGGGGCTTATGTTTGTGAATTGTAAATTTGCTCCAAAAGAATTTTTAACACTTCCAAGGCGAGGACAGAGACCGTCTGTGAGTCCGACTTAAAAGCCGAATATGCGACGAAAATCGCGAGGAATAACGCTGTAAAGGATAGAACAATGTGAGTGACTTCGTGCGACTTCTTTTTCTTCGTTTTAGCCGCAGACGATGACTCACAGGAGGTGTGTAGAGAGTCGATATTCGAATTAACGACGGTAATGGTTATGTTACTTTTTTGGAATAGCATATGTCTTTACACTCCCTTTTCTTTTTTTTTTGATATATACGGCCATGCGCGGGAACGCGCACATAAAACAGGAATATACATTAGCTCGACAGAATATTCCATTTTTTTTACTTTTTTTATAAAATTCTGATTTGCGGAATCGTGGAATCATCGTTGTTTTATTTTAAATGCAAGCGAATATATCCTTTACTGTAACTATAGATTCGTCGGCTTTGACACTATATTATAACGGCCGCACCGGCTTTGTCTATATCTGTTTTTTACGAGAATAATATGTGATTGGATGCTAATTTGCTGCGAAACAGAGAAAATAAAATTAACGTTGACAACTCTTTCAAATTATAATAAAAAGAAAAATTAACAATCTGAAAAAATTTTTTTAAAAGCCAATGTGTGCAAAATATTTTTCGGATACTAGGAGGTGAACCCATGACCGACAAGCAAAGGCGGTTTGCAGATGAGTACATTATTGACTGCAACGCGACAAGAGCATACAAGGCTGCTTATCCACGGATAAAATCGGATGATGCTGCGAGAGCCAATGCGTCAAGGCTGCTAACAAATGCTAATGTTAAAGCCTACATCGAAGCAAAACTCGATGAGCTGAGCTCGAAAAAGATAGCCGACGCGCAGGAGGTCATGGAGTACCTCACCGCCGTGATGCGCGGAGACAGCACGGCGAGCGTCGTTGTTGTGGAAGGTCAAGGTGACGGCTGCTCGGCGGCAAAGGTGCTGGATAAGCCGCCGGACGAAAAGGAGCGCCTGAAGGCTGCGGAGCTGCTTGGCAAGCGGTTCTGTCTGTTCAAGGACGGTATTGAAGCTAAGATAGAACCGTCAGACAAGCTCGACAGTATTCTGAGGCAGTTGAGCGGCAATGAGTGAGGTCCTGCTGAGTAAGAAGTTCCGCGATTTCCTCCGCTGCCGCTCGGCGTCGGTCGAGTTTCTCGAGGGGACGACCTACGCCGGCAAGACTACGGTCGGCATTATGAAGTTTATGTTCCGCGTTGCGGCGAGCCCGAAAAAGATTCACATCGTCAGCGGCTTGGACACCGGAACAATCGAAAAAAACATCATCAACAAGGAGCTCGGCATTATAGATGTGTTCGGCTCCCGGGTAGAATACAACAGCGGCGGTAAGGGTCAGTACAGCTTGCCGCATATCGTCTTTCGAACAGGAGCAGAGGATAAAATAATATATGTGCTCGGCTACGACAACAAAGCTCGCTGGAAAAAGGCTCTGGGCGGCCAGTATGGCTGCCTTTATATCGACGAGATAAACATTGCGGATATGGAGTATGTGCGCGAGGCGGCTATGCGCTGCGATTATCTGCTTGCTACGCTCAACCCCGACGACCCTAACCTTCCGGTGTATTTGGAATATATCAACCGTTCCAGGCCGTTACCCGAATATGTGGACGACGCGCCGACGGAACTGCTTGAGATGCTTTCCGAGCCGGCAAAGCCCGGTTGGGTGTGGTGGTACTTTTCGTTTGACCACAATGCCGCCCTGACACCCGAAAAGCGGCAGCAGATTATAAGCAACGTTCCCGCCGGTACAAAGATTTACAAGAATAAAATACTCGGATTGAGAGGACGAGCCACCGGGCTTGTCTTTTCTAATTTTGACCGCAAGCGGCATGTTATATCAAAAGCGGCGATACGCAAGCGCTTAGAGGATGAGAATGATCCGTTTGAGTTCATCGCGTTTTCGTCCGGGCTTGATACGGCGTATTCCTCGCAGTCTCCGGACACGATAGCGATGATGTTTCTCGGCATCACCGACGACCGAAAGGTAATATGCCTTGACGAGCGGGTCTATAACAACCGAGACATCAGCGAGCCGATAGCGCCGAGCGACACGGTGCGCAACTACATTGACTTTTTGGAGCGCAACCGCAAGGAGTGGGGGCTCGCACGGAATGTCTTTATCGATTCCGCGGACCAGGCAACTATGACGGAACTTTTGAAGTACCGTCGGAATAACGCCTGTCTCTATTCTTTCAACAACGCCTATAAGGCGACAAAGACAATTGACCGTATAAACCTGCAGCTCGGCTGGCTGCACACGGGGCATTACCTTGTGTGCGACCACTGCAAGAACCATATCGCAGAACTCGAATTGTACAGCTGGCAGCAGGATAAGGATAATCAACCGGAAGACCGAAACGACCACACAATAAATGCGTCGCAGTACGGATGGCTGCCGTATGTTAAGCAGATCGGCGCAGTAACAGGAGGGTGATTAAATGAGCCTAGGCGACAGAGTCAGAACCGCCGTAAGGAACTTTTTGAATATCAGCACAGATAACGGAGTGTCCATAGAGATACACCAGCTCATGGATCACGATGCCGAGGTATTTAAAGACCGAATTTGGTATCGCGGCAGGGCGAACGAAATCGAAGAGCTTTATGCGCATATTCAGGACAACATAGGCAACGGACACTTTTGGGGCAGCAAGCCGACGCGCGGAATGAAGATCCGCAAAATTCACACCGGGCTGCCGTCACTGATAGTCGATACGCTGACCGATGTTTGTGTCGGAGACCTGTATGCTATTACCGTTGATGACCCCGACATGGGGAAGGTGTGGGAGGACATAGCCGAAGAAAACCTCATAACCGACATAATAAGCGACGCCGTCCGAGATACTTTGTATCTGGGTGACGGCGCTTTTAAATTGTCGTATGACCCTACGGTTAGCAAATTGCCGATCATTGAGTTCTATCCTGCTGACCGTGTGGATTTTGAGTATAACCGCGGCAGAATCAGTGCGGTTGTTTTCAAGACAAAGCGGACTATCAATCAGAAGCCGTATCTGCTCAAAGAGCGGTACGACTATGACAGCATAACATATTCGCTGGTGGATGTGTCGAACGATAGAGAGGCGGATATATCCGACTTCCCGGAGCTTGAAGGATGCAAGAACATCAAAAATAACGCTCATTTCCTGCCCGCAGTGCTTTTGATGTTCCGGCGGTCAACTATCTACCCCGGGCGCGGAAAATCAATCTATGACGGCAAGCTCGATGATTTTGACGCCTTTGACGAGGTGTTCTCTCAGTGGATGCTCGCCGTGCGCAAGGGTCAGATAAAGGAGTACATACCCGTTGACCTGCTGCCGCGCAATGTCCGCACCGGAGAGGTTCTCGAAAGTAATGACTTTGATAATGATTATATCCAACTGCAGGGCAGCATGGCGGAGGGCGCGCAGCAGAAAATCGAGACGACACAGGGCACCATCCAGTATGAGGCTTTACTGTCCTCGTACTGCACCGCGCTTGACCTCTGTCTGCAGGGCATAATTTCCCCGTCCACGCTCGGCATTGACGTTAAAAAGCTCGACAACGCCGAGGCGCAGCGCGAAAAGGAAAAAACCACGCTTTATACGCGCAACCGCGTTACCGATGTTCTCAACAAAGCACTATGCGACCTTGTGCAGGCTTCGCTTGATTTTTACTGCACGCTTAACAACCGCGAGCGCAAAGAGGTTGACGTGACCGTTAACTTCGGCGGCTATGCGAATCCGTCATTTGAGGCACAAGTCGAGACTATCGGCAAAGCGGCAACCAGCGGCATAATGTCGACCAAGACCCAGGTCGACGAGCTTTACGGCGACGACAAGGACGACGATTGGAAGGCGGAAGAGGTCAAGCGCATAAAAGAGGAGCGCGGTATCCTCGAAATGAACGAACCCGCGCTGAACGATTTTGAGTGAGGTAACAGATGAGCGGCGTTGATTTTGACAGAGAGATAGCACAGATCTATCGCGATATGGAGCTTTATCTCATCAAGTCGATGCAGCGTAACCTCGCCCGTCATCTTGCCGAGGAGACAGACGCCGGGCTCAGATACCCTCAGTGGCAGGCGGAAAAGCTCAAGGAGCTGAAACGCTACCAACGCGAGAACCGGCAGATTATCAGCAGTCGAACTCGCGGTCTGTCGGACAGAGTATCGGAGCATATGAAAGCGGAGCTGCGGCAAGGCTCGAAGCATGAGCTGAAGCGCTATAAAAAAGCCCTCGGCAAGGGCTATAAATCCGCAAAGACCATGCGCAAAAGCTTCTTCAAGGTCAACGACCGAAAGATAAGCGGGATGATTAACGCCCTGCAAAACGATCTCGGTGCGGCAAATACTGCCGTGCTGCGTATGATGAACGACACCTATCGGCAGACCATCTTTCGAGCAGGAATGTATGCCTCAAACGGCGTGATGACCGAAACACAGGCATACGATATGGCTGTGAAAGACTTTCTGGAACGCGGAATCAACTGCATCGAGTACCGCGACGGACGCAGGGTCAACATCGCGGACTATGCTTCGATGGCCGTTCGAACGGCGAATCAGCGGGCATATATGGTGGGTGAGGGTGAATTCCGCAAAAGCATAGGCGAGACGCTCGTAATTATTTCGCATCACGCTTCCGCCTGCAAACTCTGCAGACCGTTTGAGCGTAAGGTGCTCATCGATGATGTGTATTCCGGCGGCAAGCCGGACGACGGCGACTATATGCTGCTGTCCGAGGCGATGAAGCTCGGGCTGTTCCACCCTCGGTGCCGGCACGGACTCGGAACCTATTATCCGGAGCTTGAAGAAATCAATCACTACAACAACGAGGAAAACGATGTTTCCGATTACGGACGATACAACCGTGCGCACATAGAAAACATGGTGCAGCGGTATAAGCGCCTGACAGTCGGCAGCGTCGATCCCGAGAATGTGGCGAGATATCAGGCGAAGCTCAAAGAGTGGGAGCGAAAAATATCACCCTATGGTGTTGAAAAATTCAAAAAAAGTGATATAATAAATATAAGCAAGTTTAGAACTACGGATGACCCATTGCGAGAAGCACTCGGAAGCGCAGAAGATTCAAATCCAAAGGAAATAAAGGCGATTAAAACTCATCTTGAGGAGATAGGAGTCTCGTTAATCAGAACGAAGGCTGAAAAACTTTCGTATTCACCGGGTCTATCAAAAGGTCAACCTGGAACTGTCTATATTTCTGAAAATGCGAGCTACGGTGCGTGGCTTCATGAACTTAGGCACGCAGAAGACGATATGAAAGACGGATGGCTCGGGATGAGAGTTTTTCAGAACCCGGAAAAATGTATTAAGCGTGAGATCGATGCTTATCAGGTGGAAATAGATCTGGCAAAAAGTATCGGAAGAAACGATATTGCAAAAAGATTGGAGGTGCTCCGTGATAATGAAATCAGTAAATACAAACAACAGTGTTAGTTCTCTTATATCGAGAATGTCTGCGAATGACATGAATGCGGTGTTATTAGGTGCTAAGTCAGATATCCCGATCCTTAATCTAAATGCCGTTATTTTTGGCGCAAAATCCAGATGTACATCGCCAGAATTTATTGAACTTCTTAAAACAAAAATGCTTGATTCGGGTGTTTCTTTTATGGGGATGCCTCTTGAAAGTTTTGCGACGGCAGCACTCGATGTTCTCGGAGTTCAAGAGTACAATGGAACCGACGATTTTATTTGTAAGTTGATAAGTTCAGGCTTTAATCTGTAATAGTTTAATTTAATAATCACAGCGTTTTGCATTCAAATGCAAGACGCTGTTTTTATATATCCAAAAAACGTTTGCCTGTATCGTAAAACAGGGTAACAGTTGACCTTAACTGAGAAAAGGAGTGTAAAAAAAATGGCAGAAGAAAAAAAGGATGTCGAAACCTTGGAGGGGCAGGGCGCCGAGGAGCAGAAAGAGCAGTCTCAGCCCGAAAAGAAGTATACCGACGAGGAAGTAAACAACATCAGTGTCAAGAACAGCAAGAAGGCAGTCGCCAAGCTTATGAAGGAGCTCGGCATAACCGAGAAGACCGACAGGGCAAAGGTCAAAGAGCTTATCGAGAAGGCGCAGCTTGATAAGCAGGAAGAGCCGGAGACGGACGGCGCGGAGCAGAACTCCCGAGCAGCCGCCGAACTCGCAGAGGCTCGTGCAATGGCCGAAGGCGCAGTCCTGGAAGCTGTGATGCTCGCGGCACATGTCAAAGCAGACAAGGTGTCTAAGGCGGTCAAACTCATCGACCGCGCGGACTGCCTCGACGATGACGGCAAATTCAGCCGTGAAAAAGCTTCCGCCGCAGTCGCCGAACTGCTCAAAACGTGGACAGAGCTGACCGATAAGGCTGAGGACGGGGGACCCGGATTCAGCATAGGCGGGGACGGTCAGGAAGACAAGAGCAAGAAAGCACCCGCCAAGAAGACAGCTCAAAAGAGTTGGAACAGATTTAACTACTAAAGGAGTGTTGAAAAATGCCTAACACGGCAAACTACGCAGAAAAGTGGGAGCCTGAGCTTCTTGAGATCCTCACCCAGGATTCGCTCATTTCTCCCTTTATCACGACCTCGGTGAGATGGCTTTCGGCTAAGACCTTCCATTTCACTCAGATGTCAACCAGTGGCTATAAGAGCCACAACAGGAACGGTGGCTGGAACAGGGGTTCCTTCGTCCAGACCGATGTTCCTTTTACCCTCAAACACGACAGAGATGTGGAGTTCCTTGTCGACAAGCTTGATGTTGATGAGACCAATGCGACCGCATCGATGGAGAACATCTCCAAGGTATTCGTCCGCACCCAGGAGGTGCCCGAGGCGAACGCCCTCTTCTTCTCACGCGTCGCGACAAAGGCAAAGACGCTCGACGGCTATCATACCGAAACAAAGCTCAGTGATTATACCGCTGCCAATGTCTTCGCCAAAATCAAAAAGGCACTCGGCTCCGGCAAGCTTCGCAGATACAAGGCGATGGGTGCGCTTATCGTCTATGTCAGATCGGAAATAATGGATCTTCTCGAGCAGAGCACTGAGCTTGCCAAGAAAATCGAGATGACCCAGATAGCGGAGGGCGGCATCGGCATCGAGACCCGCGTCACAAAGATTGACGGTGTGCCGGTCTTCGAGGTCATCGACGATGAAGTGTTTTACGACGCCTTCGATTTCGACGGCGAGGATGGCGGCTTCGCGCCTGCAGAGACGACCTATAAGGCGTCAGCCGATACCAGCGTTGTTGCCGGCAAGACCTATTACACCAAGAGCGGTAAAAAGTATACCGCCGTCAAGAGCCCGACCGGCAATCCGTCCACTTCGAGCTACTACGAGGTTGATGCTGCCGGCTCGAAGAAGATCAATATCCTGATTGCTTCGCCTCTTACCACGAAGTTCGTGCCGAAGGTCAACAGTATTTACTTCTTCGCACCGGGAGCGCACACCGAGGGCGACGGTTGGCTGTATCAGAACCGTGCTTTCTCCGATGTATTCGTATTCCCCAACGGCAAGGATAACAAGGTCGACAGCGTGTTTGTCGACACCGATATCGCTTGACGGAGTTGATGCCATAATGTATGCTGACGTCAATTTCTACTTAGAATCTTTTCACGGTACGCAGGAGGCTTCGTGTGAAATCGAAGCCTCTTTGTCTTTGGCCGAGATAAAGATTGACGAAGCGACCTTCAACCGCATCAAAGGGCGCGGTTTTGAAAACCTTACCGAGTTTCAGCAGGAAAAAATCAGGCTCGCCGCATGTTACCAGGCGGATTATATTCACGAAAACGGATATGACGGCTCGGGTATACAGAGCTATAGCGTGCTTGACATAAGCGTTACGGTCAAGGATTCCGGCAAGGTCTACGAGCGACTCGGAATGAGTCCCGTAGCGTATGCCCTGCTGCAGCAGACCGGACTTACAGGGAGGATATCATGATGGCAAACAGCATTAAGAAACTGCCGTTCCCGGATTTCCTTTGCGTTACGCCTTGCGAAATACGGCTTGACGAGCCCGACATCAGTGAGGACGGAGAGCCGAAGACTCACGCCCCGATAAAAGCCTCCTGCATCTATTCCGAGCGCAGGAAACGGCTGTACGACAAAGACGGTAAATATACCGAGCTTGTCGGCAAGGTTATCGTAAAAGGCGATATTGCGCCGAAGATGCGCGAAATATCGAGCGGCACCGTTACTGTCCGCGGCCGCGAAATGACGATATATTCAGGTATCCGAGCGAAGAATCCGGATGGTACGGTGAATCATACGGAGTTTGAGCTGAAATGAAGGTCACGGTGAAGCTCAACACGGCAAACATAAACCTCATTGAAAAAGCAATTTCCCGCAACCTGGTAAAAACGGCAGACGCGCTGAAGACGGATCTTCAGCAGTCGGAGACGATGCCGTTTAAGACCGGACAGCTGCAGAACCGCTCCACTTTCATCGACGACAAAGAAGCGGCCACGGGCAAGGTATATATCGTGTCCGATACGCCGTATGCCCGCAGGCTTTATTTTCACCCCGAGTACAATTTCAATCGGACTGAAAACAAAGCGGCGGGGGGAGCCGTGGTTCGAGCCGTATATCTCCGGTCAGAAAAAGGATTATGCAAAGCGGGTCTTCGCGAAATTCATGCAAAGGAGCTGCGGCGGATGACGCTGAAAGTATTAAAAGACTTTTTTAAAACCGCATACAGCTGGACGGACACTATCTCCATCGGGAAGATAGACGACGACGCTGAGAGAGCGATTTGTTTCTATCACTCCCGAGTCGGCTCGGCAAAGGTGCAGACTGTGGGCGGTAAAGTCAACAGAAGCTACGGCATGCTGTCTGTTACGGTTCTGCTGCGCTGGACACGAAATGCAGATGCAGCCGAAAACAAGGCGCAGAGCATTTACGACTTTTTCGATGAGAAAAACTTTGAAATCGACGGGAAAAGGGCATTCGTTATCTCCCGCTATGACGGTCCTATTGACTTGGGGACAGACGGCAACGGAGTATATGAATATTCTTTTGAATTCGATGTCTATTACGACAAATAAAAAGGAGTGAAAATATGGCTGATTTTTCAGGAGTTTTCCCGGTGTATGATCTCGACATCGAGATATGCACAAGCGGCTCGACATTTGCGCCGATAGCCGACATGGAAAATGCAAAGCTTTCGATTGAGACCGGCGTAGAGACCTGGAACTCAATCACCGAGGACGGCTGGCAGAGGGCACTGGCGACCGCGAAGTCATACACGCTTTCCATGAGCGGCAAGCGCAATGTCGGCGACCCCGGCAACGATTATATCGCGGGACTTGCGCTCAAGAATGGACGCGACTGCGATTCCAAAATCAAGGTGACATTCCCCGACGGTGCGACGTTTACCGGCGATGTCGTCGTGTCGGTTAGCGATTATGCCGGCGACGATGCGACCGCCGTCAATCCGCTGGCGTTTGACCTTATCAGCAACGGCAAGCCGACCTACACACCGGCTACGGGCTCATAATTTTCGGGACTGCTGCACAATGCGGCAGTCCTATTTTTATCCAAAATCTCAAAGAAGGAGCGAATCAATATGAGAATAATCGATACAGGCGACGCCATTCTTTCGGGCGACAATCATCCGCAGCTTAAAATCGGCGACAAGCTTTACCTTGTCGATGACAGAAAGTCCACCTGGGACAAGATTCAGCAGGTGCAGAAAAGGGGCGGCGATAATGTCGATGCCGAGATTCTCGCCCTTGCGCTCGGCAAAGAAGCGGTTGCCGAGCTGGTAAACAACAGCGATATATCTGTGTCAGGTTATACAAATCTGTCATTTTACGTCATGGCAGCCATAACCGGCGAGGACTATGAAGATCTCAAGAAAGCAGCAAAAAAAAGAAAAAACTAACCGAGGAAGCCTACTACGACGAGCAGTTTGACGAGCCGCTTATTGTAGCGTCATTTGCCAAACAGTACGGTATTAGGCTTCTGACGGAAGATATATCGGTCAGGGAGTACAGGAAACTGCTGGCAGGCATTATGCACGATACGCCGCTCGGATATGTTATCTCGGTCAGATCCGAAAAGGACCCGAAGAAGATACGCGAGATGACGAATGCCGAGAAGGATATCCGCCGAAAGTGGCAGCGGTTCCGTGCTGCTAAGGCGGGTCCTGTGCAGTATACGATGACCGTGGAACAGTTCCAACAGCTCTTTAAAAATCTCGCAGGGGGGTGAGAATATGCCGCAGGGCACTAATGTTGGCTCTGTGTTTTTTAACATAAACACAAACCGTGGTGCGTTTTCTAAGGAAATAAAAAGCGCGGCCGGACAGGCTCAGAGCGTGTTTTCGTCCGCGATGGGCAAGGTCGGCAAGGCAATAGGCGTTGCGTTTTCGGCGGCCGCCGTCGTTTCTTTCGGTAAAAAGTGCGTTGAGGTAGCGAGCGAGACGCAGTCCGCGTGGGTGGGTCTGAGTTCCATTCTGAACGGGCAGAAGAAGTCATTCGGCGAAGCAAACAGATTTATCCAGGATTATATTTCTGACGGTCTCGTGCCGCTTAACAACGCTGTGACCGCATACAAAAACCTTGCGGCTCGCGGATACAGCACCGAGCAGATAGAAAAGACAATGACTGCGCTGAAAGATGCTGCGGCATTTGGCCGTCAGGCGTCTTATTCATATGGTGATGCCATCTCCACGGCGACGGAGGGTCTGAAAAACGAAAATTCTATCCTTGTTGACAACGCAGGTGTTACCAAGAATGTGGCGAAAATGTGGGAAGATTATGCCAAGTCTATCGGCACAACAACAAACGCACTTACGCAGCAGCAGAAGATAGAAGCCGAAGTCAACGGCATCATGGAGGAAACAAAGTGGCAGACAGGCGACGCGGCAAAATATGCCACTACTTTCGCCGGCAGGGTCGCAAAACTGTCTGCGACATTCACGTCATTAAAAACAGAAATCGGCAATGTGATAATACCGATACTAAACCTTTTTATCCCGGCAATTCAGACCGCGCTTGACGCGCTGCTGAAGTTTTTGGGTCTGCTGAAAACGGCGATGGCATCAATCGGGCTTGAGATGCCCGATGTGACATCCCTTGGCGGCGTAGCTGCGGGGGCAACGGAGGCCGCCGAGGCTATTGACAACACCGGCACGGCTGCCGAAAAAGCCGCCAAGAAAGTCAAAAAGGCTTTTGCGTCATACGACGAGATCAATGTGCTGAGCAAGTCGAGCTCGTCGGATACAAGCACTGGTGGCTCTTCAGGAGTGGCGGCAGCTGATCCTACAACCACAGCAATAACAAGCGGCGTTTCCGCTGTTGACACCCGTCTTGACGAGCTGAAGCAAAAGCTCTCGACTTTTTGGGAGGGCTTTGCTGCGGGATTTGAAAAGGAGCGGCAAGAGCTCAAGCGACAGGTCGAGCGCACAAAAAAGATATTCAAAAAGGTTTGGGAGGATCTTCGCAAGCTCGAATCGCCTATTAAAAATTGGGCGTCGACAGATCTGAAAAAGTTTTTTGAAACGTTTTGTCACGCGGTAGCTGATATCTTTTTGGGACTGTACGACAGCGCAAATACGGTCTTTTCCGATTTGTGGGATGTTGCGGTGTATCCCTGTCTTAAAAAATTCATAACAAAGGGTCTGCCGGTGATAACGCAGTATTACACCGAATGCGTAGAAACATTGGAAACATTATACGGCTCGGTGAAAGAGATTTTTGACAAAACTTGGCGCGAAGGTGCGGTTCCCGCGTTACGCGTCTTCATGTGGGTTTACCGCGACACATGGGATGTTGTATACGACAAATGGCAAACATACGGTGCGCCGATTTTTGAGAACATCAGAGCTGCTATCGAGAACGTTAAGAACTCGCTTTTAAACACCTGGAACAACTCTCTGAAACCGTGCTGGAACACCATTATGGCTACGGTAACCCGGCTGTGGACGGAGCATATAAAGCCGTTGGCGGATAACCTTGCCGGATTTGTTTTGGAATTGGTACAGGATGCGCTTGAAATTTACAACAAGGTCATCATGCCCTTAGTAAAGTGGGTGCAGGATCGCCTTTATCCCGTCATCGTTACCTGTTTTCGAAACATGATGAATGTTGTCGAGCCCATAATAGCCGGCTTTATAGACCGCGCGAACGGGATAATTACAGTGCTGAAAGGCATTGTACAGTTCATAACGGGCGTCTTTACAGGGAACTGGTCAAAGGCGTGGAGCGGTATTAAAAACATCTTCAAGGGAGCGTTTGACACTATGGCAGCGAGCGCAAAAGCTCCGCTCAATGTCATAATAGCTCTGTTTGAAAACCTCGTGAACCGTATCGGCAGCGGTATAAACAAGCTGATACACGGATTCAATTCAATCCGGTGGGATGTGCCCGACTGGGTGCCCGGAATAGGCGGGAGATCTTTAGGCTTTAACATAAAACAGATTCCCACTATAAAGCTGCCTCGCCTCGCGCAGGGCGGTTGGGTGGCAGCCAACAATCCGCAGCTTGCCATCGTCGGCGACAACACCCGTGAGGGCGAAATAGTGTCGCCCGAGTCAAAGATTCGCGAGCAGGTTGAGCTTGCACTCGCCAAGGCGGGCGGCTTTGCCCAAAAGGTTAAGCTGCAGCTCGAACTGCTTATCCGCTATCCCGACGGACGCACGATAATCAAAACTATCAACGAAGCCCAGATAGCCGAGGGCAGGATTCTTCTGGAGGTGTAAAGCGTGGAAAAATATGAAGTGCTTATAAACGGCAGCATAACGCTCACCGCCGACGGGATAGGCTGGGAATATCCGCAGACTGACTCGGAAGGGTCGGGCGCGACCGATGAAAATTTGATGATCCGCGAAGTTCTGCCGGAGCGCGACAAGCTCATTCTGACATTTGAAAAGGATAAGACCGAGGCGGAGATCAGGAAAATTCTGCAGGTCAGGGCGATGACCGAATGTACTGTAAAATTTTATGATCTTCGTGCCGGTGCGTTTTTGACCAAGACGATGTACCCGGTTTCTGATGCAGTGACGGCACACGCGCTGATTAACGGCGAATACGTCATTGAGGCGTTTGAGCTGCGTTTCGTTCAGACCGTTCCGAACAGTTAAGGAGGACAAAATATGTACGCAGCGAGTACAAGCTATAAAAACTACATAGCATCCTCCAGGGTCCGTGTGCCGAAGTCAAAAATAGTAGTCGGAAATGCGACTTATACCGGACAGCAGTATTTGAAAACATACCCGAAGATATCGCATTCCAACAGCAAAATGATAGGCGGGTTCCCGGCGAAAAGCTGTGAGTTTGAGATATACAATCTCGACGGGTCCATAGACCTGAACGGAAAAGAGGTATCTGTATATCGTGGACTCGAGATAAACGGTTCGGTGACATGGATTCCGTTGGGGCTTTTTACTGCCAAGGACGAGGACATTACAAACAGCAAAACTGCACGGACGATATCTTTCAAAGGTACTGACCGTGCAGTGCTTTTTGACTGCGCGTATGGCGGCAGCCTGACTTATCCGACAACATTGGGCGCTTTCGTGCGGGAGATATGCACGCGTCACGGCATTACGCTCGAGACAACGACTTTCCCGATGTCGACTTTCAAGCTGACAGAGGCGCCGAATATAGACGCCTCAGTTACAGACCGAGAGTTGATCTCCCGCGCCGCCGAACTCGGCGGCTGCATAGCGCAGATAAGCCGTACCGGGGGACTGCGCATAAGCAAGCCGGTCAGTACGGGTATTCAGATAGGCAAGGCGCGGTATAAGGCGGTTTCAAAGGAGCCTAAGTTCGGCGTTATAAACTCATTGGTCTTCGGACATGACGGATATGACGACGATATCACATACCCGTCAACCGCACCGGAGAATCTTTGCCAGTGGCGCATAGACGATAATCCTTTCATCGACAAAACGCGGGAGAGTAGCATAAAAACCATCGCTGCGCAGATCTTCGGCATGTCAATCGTGCCGTTTCAGATAACCGACTGCATTGATGATTATATTCTCGACCTGAATGACAGCATAAGCGTCCAGGATAAGGACGGGACATATTTCACGGCTACGGTGCTGCAGATAGAAACTACTGCTCGCATCAAGTCAAAAGTGTCCGCAGAGGCTCAGATAGTCAAGAAAACTGATTACAAGATGGCAGGCAGCGTTATGCAGACGCTCAAAAAGGTTCAGCTACAGGTTGACCACCAGAACCTGAGTATTCAAACGCTCGTCCAAGACATGAACGGGCTGTCCGGCGAGATGAGCACGCTGAAGCAGACAGCGAGCAGCATCCAGTCAAAGGTGAAAAAAATCGAAGGAGATTATGTCACTTCGTCGACTATCGAGCAGCTGAGTAACGAGATAAATATCCGTTTTGATAATCTCGGCTCACCGTCCGAACTGAGCAACGCAACAACGACCATAAATGCGCAGGGCATAAAGGTAAAAGACGGCTCATTTACGGCAGAAAGTGAGGGGTATAAAGCGGATCTATCATCGGGCGTGCTTAAACTTTATCAAAGTACCGGAACTGCGAGCGAGGGCAGCCAGCAGTTTTTTGGCATGGCAAACACGCTTGTATGGCAGAGTTCAACCGTAGCAAACTGGTATGCGACATTCGCTACGGTCGATTATACGCTTGGCGGCAGTAGCAATGCCGGGTTTCGTTTCGGTAAGTCCGTGAACAATGGCACGGACTATGTAACCTCTGCAAAGCCGTGGGCAGATATGGAGACTGCTTGGCAATACGATTGGATGCGAATAGAAGCTGATGCAACCAAAATAAGAAAAACTCTGATAACCAATCCTTTGGGATACAACCAGTTTGCGGGGTTGAAACATTATAGACCTGTCGGCGGATTGGATCTGTATTCGGCGGCGTTTGGCGTTGGCGGACAATCGAATTTACCATCCGGCGCAATAGAGGTCTGTGATAAGAATAACGCTATTATCGCCAGGAGTGATATCTATCAAAACGCTGACGGTGAAATCACACTGAAGCTCACCGGCTCGAAATATACAGGTTATATTATCGTTGGTGATGACGGTGTTTATGTCAGATATGGAACGGGTAAGTCGATTAAAATAGCACCACAATAACAATCACGAGGTGATGATATGACAGAATCAAAAGCAGTAGAAAAAATCAAATCTCGCATAGCCGAGATCGAAGCCGAACAGAAAACTTATGAGAATTGCCGCATGGTGTGCATCGGCATTAAAGACGAACTCAACAAACTGCTGTCCTCGCTCGAAGAGGACGACAAAGACCGGGAAGCAGGTGAAATTATTGTTGAAGAAGATGAGACAGTGTCGGCTTAATTTTGCCGATAACCGATATGACTGCGAAGCCGGAATAATAGGGGAACATTACGCCACGGAGCTTATTGTTACTCCACCGGCTATCATGCCGGCAGAGGCAGTGTATCGCCTTTGCTTTGAGCCCGGCGGTCTGTCGGAGATAATTTTACAGACCACGGACGGAGCATTTTCATATCCTCTGCCGTCGGCGGTCACGGCAACACCCTACTGCTGCGTAACGCTTATCGGATATGTCGGCAGTGAACAGATTTATAAGTCCAGAATGGTGAGACTGCACTTTTCTCAAACGGCGGACGGTGACAGCTCTATAGATCTGCAACAGCCCGGCATTGTCGATGAAGTCAACCGGAACACCGCCGCACGGCACGGCCATGATAACAAGCCGGTCATTGACCTGTTGACCGCCGATGATACTGGCACGCTGCTGTACGATGGCAAGGTTATAGGTGGCGGAGGTTCAACGGGGTCAGAACTTTTTATTGTTAATGCGCAGGCACAAAGCGGAGCAGATGGATATACAATTACTTCCCACGACAAGACCTACGAGCAAATAGATGCGGCTTATAAGGCGGGCAAGCAAGTTTTGATTGCTTTCACGGTTACGAACGAGAATAATACGTTTTTAATTCCTCTCGTGAACGCCACAGAAACCGATTATGAGTTCTTAGTTTTTGCCAATGCAGTCTTTAATGTATATGTCGATAACACAGATACGTGGGATAGCTATGTGGAACCGCTTGAAGCAGACAGCATTAAAGCCAAGATATCTGCCGACAGCTCTGCAAAATCGTCAAGTTTGCAGACAATTCTTAACAGCACGGTTTATCCTGCGGTTGAGAAAGCCCACGAGCATAGTAATAAGTCCGTACTTGATGGTCTTTCCGACTCTAATGGAGTTCTTTATTATAATAACAAACCCATAATCGCTCAAAAAATCTCTGAGGGTCCATATATAACCCTTGCTGACAATACCGAGTACCGTCTTACAGATGTCACGACCTTAAAGCTAAGCTATCCGGTAGGTGATTTCGAATCTTGGATGCGCCTGAACTTCGCGGCGAGCGGCGATATAACGGTCACTCTGCCCGCGGGCACCGGATATATCGGCACTGCGCCGGATTTTAAAAACGGCGAAACATGGG